GCGGGGGGCTGGGCATGAGCGCGCGAACCGCCGTAATCGCGGGCCGCCGCGCCGCCGAAGCCCTCATGACCGACCGGGCAACCATCACCCGCCCGACCGTCACCACAGGCGAGGGCGGCCTCGACGAGATCGACGAAACCCCCGTCTGGGCTGGCCCGTGCAAGGTGCAAACCTATGAGGCGCACGAGACCGCGGCGAACGCCGCCGGCGCCCTCGTCACCATCCAGCGCTACTCGATCCACCTACCGCACAGTGTGGACGTGGTGCGTGTCGGTGATCTGATCCGCGTCGCAGGCTACCTGAGTGTCTTTCGCGTGACGGGTTTGTTCGACAAGACGCACGTTACCTCGCGCCGTTTCCAGGTGGACGTGGAAACGAACGGGGACGATCTCCTGTGACTGGTATCGAGATTGACACGACCGAGGTTAGGCAGATCGCCGCTGACGCGACCCGGATGCCTGGTGAGCTGTCTCGTTGGCTTAGGCCCGCCGTGAGCCGTGGCGCGCTGAACATCAAACGCGCCATGCAGGCGGACCTAGAAGCATCGGGCAACGCGGGCATTCGCGCCGTCGCGCGGTCCATCTCCTATGACCTCACGGACACCGGCACGACCGTCGAAGCGGAAATCGGCCCGGACAAGCCGAGCGGCGCGCTCGCAAATATCGCGTATTTCGGCACCAGCCGGGGCGGCGGCCACACCCGCGACCCTATCGAACCGCTGAACGAGGAGGCCGAAGCCTTCCAGAAAGCCATCGCCGACATCGTGGAGGACCTATGGGGCTAACCCTGGACATCATGACGCAGATGCGCGCCCGCCTCACCACCCTCACGTCGGCGGGCAGCACTGTTAAAGCGTTCGTTGGTGACCCGCCCAGCAACCCCGGTTTGCCGTTCGTGTTCGTGTGGGGCCCGCCCACCCTGGCCACCTCCGAAGCGGTCGGCGGGTGCGGTGGCGACGTCGACGTGCGCCTGCACGTGCAGGTTGTCGCAGCGACGACCGCGAACGTTCTGGACCTCGCCGATCAGGTCACCGCCCTCCTGAAGGGTGAGATCCCCACGGTGGACGGCTGGCGTTGCTTCCCGCTCGCACACGTGGGTGTGACGGACGTGCGCTCGGACAACTCGACCGTGGGCGCGCCCGCGAACAGGGCACCCCGCTACTGCACCGTGACGTTCCGCGCACAAGCAACCCCCGAAACGAAGGAGGACTAAGTGGTCACCGCCTACAACACCCGAACCGGCGTTTTCCAGGACATCCCCGAGCACTGGATCGGCCACCCGGTCTGGGGTGTGGACTGGACGCTCACCCCGCCCCCCGAGGCCCGCGAACCGCTGTGTTGCGGCCAGGAGGACGAACCCCTCGACGCCCCCGACAGTGGGGACGAAACCACCGACCCCCTCACCGAAGGAGACTGAAAAATGGCAGGTGCAAAGACCCTCGCCGATGGGCGAATCACCCTGTGGGCGCTCACCGCGAAGCCCAAGAACATGGCAGTGCCCACCATCACCGAAATCAAGGCAGGAAAGAAGATTTCTTGCCACATCATGAAATCCGATTACGCGCTCGGCGCCGACTCGGACACGGAGATCACCGAGCAGGAGATGTGTAAGACGGGCGAGGGTAAGGCCCCCGGCCCCACGTCTTACACGGGCAACCTGACTGTTTTCCGGTACCTCGACGAGGCCGGTAAGCCGGTCGCCGCCGACGATTTCGTTTGGGATCTCATCAAGCAGAAGGGCACCACGATCTGGCTTGTGGAGCGTGAAGGTCCCATCGAGTCTAAGGAGGCCGCCGAGGGCGACATCGTGTCGGTTTACGAGGTTGTCCTCGGCACGCCGACCAAGCCGTCCGACCGTTTCGCCGGGTACATCAAGCGTACGGCGAAGCTGAACGTCATGGACGCGGCGGAAAACGTCACCGCCAGCTCTGATCACCTCTGACGCTCATTATCTCCCGCCCGGCAGGTTCCGTAATGGGCTGCCAGACCTGCCGGGCGGGCACCCCCACCAACGGCAGCCCAAAAACACGCAGCTACACACATAGGAGCATGGCATGGCAGCCCACGACGAAGAGCTCACGATGAGCGACCTGAACCTCACGCACACCGACCCCGACACCCCGATTACTCCCGAGACGTTCGACCTCGCAGCCTGGATCGCGGGAGTCACACCCGTTCAGCGCACCGTCACCCTGTACGCGCGCGGCGACCTGTTCGCCGACCTCTCAGCCCTCGAAACCAGGTACGACGAGGCGAAGCGCGCCGCCAACGTCGACGACATGCGCGCACTGAAGGAACAGATGCGTGAGGTCGCAGACCAGATCCGCGCGTCGGCCCTCGACATCACCGTGCAGGGACGATCCGCCGACTGGGTACAGCGATTCCGTAAGGACATGGAGGAGCGCGGCATTGACGGCGACCAGGCCACGCTCGAGCAGCTCGCAGCGCAGATCACCGCGCCCGAAGGCCTCACCGTGGACATGCTCGCCACCCTGCGCGACCGCATCGAACCGCAGGTCGTGGCCCTCGTCCAGGCCGTCGCCACCGTCAACACCATGAAGCCCACGATCTCGGTCCCTTCGTAACGGAGTGCCTGGACCGGCCAACAGGCTTGTGGCTGGTCCGGGCGCTCCGAAGCGCGAAAAAGTGGGGCGTCCGCCCGACCGAGTTCCTGGGCGTGCCAGGCGACAAGTGGGGCGAAATGGACAGCACCCTCGCCGGGGCGCTCGACATGTACGAGGACACCCGCGTCGGCTCATACGGCTACCCAAAGCGCCTCACCGAGGGCGACTACGAGGGCTATTTCGAGGTCGAAGAACGCCAAGACAATGCCCAGATGGCCCTCGATCTCTGGCGCAAGAAAAACAAGCAGGGCCCCGCGCCCGGCATGGTCCCGACGGTGGTTTTCACCGGCACCGAGGACTAGACGCCGGGCGGGGATGCCCCGTCACATCAGCGGCGCGGATCGCGCGCGGAAAGGCACACGCCAATGACTGAACGGTCAATTAAGGTAACGCTTCGCGCGAACGTCAGCGATTTCAACCGCCAGATTAAGAGTGCGGCAACGAGCCTCGACCAGCTCGCCGCGAAGGGCGACCCGACCGGCAAGACAGCCGAGACCACCATGGGCCGACTCGCGCAGTCCGCACAGCTTCAGCGCGCAGCCTGGGACACCGCGTCAACCGCCATGGTCGGCTACGGTGTCGCAGCAGCCGCCGCCGCCGGCTACGTCATCAAGTCCTTCGCGGACTTTGACCAGGCAATGAGCAACGTTCAGGCCGCCACGCACGAGTCCGCCGAAAACATGGACCAGCTCAGGGAGGCCGCGATTCAGGCGGGCGCCGACACCGCGTTCAGCGCGTCCGAAGCCGCCGGGGCAATCGAGGAGCTCGCCAAGGCGGGCGTTTCGACCGCTGACATCCTGAACGGTGGCCTCAAGGGGTCGCTCGACCTGGCCGCCGCCGGCGGCATGGGTGTCGCCGACGCCGCCGGAATCGCGTCCGTGGCCCTGACGCAGTTCAAGCTCTCTGGCTCGGACGTTGGCCACGTCGCCGACCTCCTCGCCGCCGGCGCGGGTAAGGCCATGGGCGACGTTTCCGACCTCGGTATGGCCTTGAAGCAGGCGGGCCTCGTCGCCTCGCAGACTGGCCTAAGCATCGAGGAAACAACGGGCGGCCTCGCCGCTTTCGCGTCCGCTGGCCTCCTCGGCTCCGACGCGGGCACCTCATTTAAGACCATGCTTCTGAACATGACGCCGCAATCCAAGCAGGCCGCCAAGTACATGGAAGAGCTTGGAATTCACGCGTATGACGCGCAGGGACAGTTCGTCGGCCTTGCTGCCTACGCGGGCCAGCTTCACGACAGCCTCTCGAAGCTCACCGCCGAGGACCGCCAGGAAGCCCTCAAAAAGATGTTCGGCCAGGACGCGATTCGCGCCGCCTCGATCCTGTACGAGCAGGGCGCCGACGGCATCCAGAACTGGATCGACAAAGTCAACGACGCCGGATACGCCGCCGAAACCGCCGAGGCCCGCATGGACAACCTCAACGGCGACCTCGAAAAGCTCGGCGGCTCGTTCGAGACCCTGTTTATCAAGAGCGGCTCGGGCGCTAACGACTTCCTCCGGTCCATCGTGCAGTTCGCTGAGCAGGCCGTCAACGCTTTCAGCGCGCTACCCGCGCCCGTGCAGCAGGGAGCGCTTGGCCTCGCCGCCTTCACATCCGCCGCGACGCTCATGGCGGGCGCGGGTATGAAGATCTTTACGACGATCACCGACGTGCGCACGGCTTTGTCGTCCCTGAACGGCTCGATCCCGTTCATCACACGGATCGGCAGCGGCTTCTCAGCAATGAGCGGCGGCCTCGCCGAAACACGTGCCGCTATCGGCGGCTTCGGCAACGCCTGGGTGACCGCGCGCGCGAACGGCGTGTCAAACGTCCGTGCCCTGTCACAGGCCGCCGCCCCTGCCCTGTCTGGAATCAGCAACGCCGCCAAGGGTGCAGGCAACGCCCTACTGGGCGCGTTCGGTGGCCCGTGGGGCCTCGCCGCCACCGCCGGAATCATTGCGCTGACGAGCGCCCTGTCTGACTACCAGGCGAAGCAGGCCCGCGCAACTGCAATGGCTCAAGAGTTCGCTAGCACGCTTGAATCAGTGTCGAACGCGGCCACCGAAGCGACGCGCGGCGCAGCCTTGAAGCGCCTGAACGAAGAAACCAAAACGTTTTGGGGCGGCCACATGTCAGGCGCGTCAGCGTTCGAGAAGCTCGGCGGCGATATCAACGACTACGTCGACGCAGCAATGGGGTCCGAGGAAGCAAACAAGCGCGTGCGCGCCCTCCTGGACAACGTCAGCAAAACGAACGACAGGGGCAACGGTCTGAGCACGTGGGGCAAGGAAACCGCCGACGCTGTGCATGACGCCCGCCAAGCCCTGGACGAGACCCAGGCAGCGATGGGCAAGGCCGCCGAAATGAACGACCAGGCCGCCCGCGCGGGCGTCGCTAACGCGTCGGCTCAGGACCAGCTCGCGTCCTCGGCGAACCGAGCCGTGCAGGCAATGGAGGACCAAGCCAAGGCGACGCAAGACCTGATCGATGCCCAAAAGACCCTGCAAGACATCATCCTAGGCGAGCGCGGGTCGTGGCGAAACCTGTACGACGCGATTGACGCGGCGAACGCCGCCGTCGAAAAAAACGGGCAGACGCTCGACATCACCACCGCCGCTGGCCGCGCCAACCAAGCCGCGCTCGACGACCTCGCCAAGAGCGGCTGGGAGCTCGTCGAATCCATGGAAAAAAACGGCGCGACCATGGAGGACATGCAGGCCGCAATGCAGCTAACGCGCGACAACTTCATCAGCGTCGCCCAATCGATGGGCTTGTCCGCCGATCAGGCCGCCGCGCTCGCGGATCAACTCAATTTGATCCCCACCAATATTGAGTCTCACGTCACCGCTGAAACTCAGGCTGCCAACGCGTCGGTGGATGCGTTTATCGCCTACGTGCAGGCCCAAAACGGCGGCACCATCACGATTAACGCAGTCAACGATTCGGCTATCACCACCATTCTGGAAACCCTCGGGTATGCGAAGAATCAGGACGGCACGATCACGATTGACGCGAACAGCGACCCGGCGATTGCGCAGTTGGCCGCGTCGGTCGGCCAGGTCGACGCAGCGACGGGCACGGTCACCATCGATGGCAACAACGAGCAAGCGAACGCGAAGCTCGAAGTCATCAAGGCCGCCATTGACGGGTACACGCCGTATGTGAACATCAACGCTAATGACTACGTGTCCAGCAAGATGGAGGGCATCAAGGCGGCCTGGAATGGGCAAACCTGGTATGTGAATATCGTCGGCCAGTACTCGCAGAGCGGCGGCCCGTCAGCGCAGGCCGACGGGTCTGTCCTGTCGTTCTACGCGGGCGGGGGTTTCCACCGTGAGCGGCACGTAGCGCAGATCGCCCCGGCTGGTGCCTGGCGCGTGTGGGCAGAGCCTGAAACCGGCGGCGAGGGCTACATCCCGCTCGCTAAGTCGAAGCGCAAGCGTAGCGAGGCAATCCTTGGGCAGATCGCCGATATTTTCGGCGGTACGTACATTCCTGGCGCGGCGACGCCGTATGCGACGGGCGGCGTTGGCGGCAACGCCACAAGCGCGGGTGCGGCAAACGTCCACGTCACGGCGATTGTCACCAACCCGTGGACGGGCGAGCAGACGCGCGCGTTCGCGCGAACCGAGGCCGTCAAGGTCGTGAGGAGCGTCCAATAATGGCAATCAAGGCATGGATACACAAAGAGACGGGGCTGCCCTGTTTCTACCTGGGCGGCGCGGACGCTGCCCTCGCAGTGAGCGACGGGGCCCGTGTCATCCTCCCCGCTGAGACAGGCCGCGCCGCTGTGTCCGTGTGTGACCCGCTCGCACCGCCCGGCGTGGCGACGACCTACACCGTAGGGACGCAGCGGTTCACGCTCACCCGCCGCGGCGAAGGCTACGCGGTCACCAGCCTTGACTCTCGTCAGCGGGCCGTTGTCTCCTACATTGGGGATGACGCCCGCGAATATGACACGCGGGCCACGGCGACGGACATCAACGCCCGCCGCACCCCCGTCATCAGGTGGGCGGGCGTTGCAGCCGCCTACACCGGGCGGCTTGAGCTACTCGCCTACGCTGAGGAGAGCGCGCGCCTCGAACGCATCCTCGAAGCCCGCCAGCCGTTGATCGCCGTCCACTCACATGATGCGTGCGACCTGCAGGACTGCGACATTCCCGCCGTGCGCGTCCTGGCTATCACGCACGCGACCAGCCAGCGGACGGGCCGCCGCGACCGGGTCCGCCGCCAATGGACCCTCGACTACAAGCAGATCGACCTAGGCGAAGCGGCGGGCCTCCTCGGGAACGTGCCCGTCG